TGTCGTTGGCCATGCGGCTTACGCCTCCTTGACCGCTGCGTCAGCGGCCTTCGTCACTTCGGGTGCCGCCTTCGCCGCTTCCGCCGCAACCTTGGGGGCCTCGGCGGCCACGGCCTTCGACGCCTCGACCTCGGCGGCCTTCACGTCGTAGTCGAACTTGACCTTCAGGGCCTGGAAGAGGTCTTCGCGGTCCTTCGTGATCTCGTGGCCGGCGCGGACGAGATCACCCTTGACGACTTTCACGACACCTTCCGACGTCTTCACGAAGAAGGACTTCGTGGCGGTCAGTACACTGTAGTTAGCCATCCCTGGCTCCTTCCTTGAAGTTGCCGGCAGCACCGTCGCCCATAGCAGTGGGCGACGGTGCTGCGGATGACCGCTACTTGACCTGGAGGACGCGGAAGGCGTCGTCCACGAGGCGGCTCGAGCCGTTCATCCAGACGGCGTACACGCCGCGCTGGCCGGTCGGCCGGTTGTTGTTGGCGGCGTCGAAGATCTGCGGGACGAGCTCGACCTGCATGCCCAGACGGTCGGCGATCACGAAGTACTCGAAGTTGCCGAGGATCGCGATGTTGGTGCCGGAGGCCGCGCCGTGGCTCGAGGTCATGGCGCTGGAACGGTAGACCGGGTAGTCGACCAGGGTGTCGGGGCGACCCTCGCCGATCCGGGCCCACAGCTCGGAACCGCCGGCCGTGTCGACCTGACGGATGTCGTTGTACGTGCCCTTGTGGGCGAGCCAGGACGCGCCGGCCTCGAACCGGGGGTCGAGGGCGTTATCCGTCGCGTAGATGTCCGTGGTGGTGAAGACGCCCGTGGTCGCCGTCAGCACCGTGGTGGCGCTGGCAGTCTGGCCGAAGACGCCGCCGTTGGTCCAGCCGAGAACACCCTGGGGGGCGGTGCCGGTGCCGTTGCCGGTGACGAAGGAGACTTCCTCACGGGCCTTGGCGTCCACGAGCTGCTTGGTGATCTCCGAGGAGAGCGCACCCCAGCTCAGGTCCAGCTCGTAGGTGAACGGCACGAACGCCTGCACCCGGTTGGTGGTGATCGTCGGCTGAGCCAGCGTGAAGCTGGAGTCCGGCGCGGTCGAACCTTCGGCGCCACGGGTCGCCGAGGTACCGGCGGAGGTGACACCCTCCCACACCTTGCCCGTGATCTTCACCTGGCGCGCGATCTCGCGAATCGGGTTCACGACACCGGCGTTGGTCAGGATGACCGTCGGGTCCAGCTGGAACGGCACGGCGTAGCCGCCCTGCGAGTCGACGCCCAGCTCCATGGCGCGCTCGACAGCCTCGCGCTCCTCGCCCGTCATGCGGAACAGGGCGTTCTGCTGGTGCATGACGATCTTCTCGAACGCCCGGCGGTACGCCTCCGAGCCAGTCGCGAGGATCCGTTCGGCCAGGTACAGGTCGCCGTTCTTCGAGCCGGCACGGGCCGCCACGAGGTTCTGCAGCACCACGTCGCCGGACTGGTCGCCCGCGTAGTTCTTCGGCGCGGCCGAGAACTCGGCGTCGTCCACGGCTCGCTTCGCGTTGTCGACGAACAGCTGGCGCGTGCGCTCCAGGTTGCCGGCGCCCTGCGAACGGATCGCGTCGACGTCGAAGTAGTCGACCTTCGCGTGGAAGGCCGGGGTCCGCTTGTCGCGCTCCACGTTGGCCGCCTCTCCCGCGAGCTCGCGGAGCTTGTCCTTGCGGGCCTGGATGCGCTCCAGGGCCACCTTGTTGGCGTCGCGCTCGGCGACCAGGGCGTCGAACTCCTTCGCCTTCTCCGGGTCGAGGTCCGCGTCGCGGGTCTCCTCGTCGGCTTCGAACGCCGCCAGCAGCTCGAGGATTTCCTCGTTCCGCTCGACGATCTGCTCCTTCGTCTTGGGCATGTGAGCCACCTTTCGGGTGTCGTCTTCGTGGGACGAGGTGTCCGTGCGGACGGCGTCGTCAAGGGTTTCCGAGGTGCCCGTGGGGGCGGCGTCGGTCGTGCTGGTGGCCGGGATGGTCGGGGTGTCCTCGCGGACGGCGCCGACCGGCTCAGCCGAGTTCATGGACTGGGAAGCCGGGTGGCTCGCCCCAATCGTGATGCCGAACTTCGGGGCGGCCGCCTGGATCGCAGTGCGCACCTTCCCCAAGTTCGCACCCGAGTACTTGTTGGCGTTCTTCGGCATGTTGATGTACGCCCAAGCGGCCTTCACGTGCTCTGCGGAGTCCAGCGGGTAGCGGTGCTTCTTGTCCGCCTGGTAGCCGGGGTCCGCGTAGGTGACGTTGCCGTACGGCTTGCGCGGGTTCTTGGCCTTCGCGCTTCGCACATCGGCGTCGTAGTCGCTGTCGTCGACATCCGGCAGACCGTCATCCCGGATCGGGATAGCGGTGTCGAAGGCGTCGAAGTCGCCTTCGTCGTCGGTGTCGTCGAGCGGCGGACCGGAACGCTCCGTCGCGGCCGAACGCAGCTGCTCGTTCTCCTCGCGGAGACGCTTGAGCTCGTCGGCACCGTCGGAGGGAACCATGGTGCTGCGGTATTCAGCCATCAGCGCCTCCCTGTCAGGTTCGGTGAGTTCGTCGGCGGAGCGAACGCCCACCGAAGTTCCGACGTAAGCCGGATTGACCACGGGACCCATCTCGAAGAGCTGGAGCTCGCGGACGAGTCGGTTCAGCGGCAGCCGGTCGCTGTCAGCCGCACGCGTGGAGAACAGGAGCGTTTCCAGTTCGTCCGGGTCGACATTGGCGCCGCGCGCGTCCGTCCAGGAATCCCGGGTGGACTTGAAACGGAAGGACATGCCGTTGATCGCGCCGCCCTCGATCGCCTCGCGGATCGGTTCGACGACCGCGTTCTTGAACATCCGCGCCTCGACATGAAGGCCCTGAGGGTCCTCCTGAGCTCGGACTAACGCGGCGATCGGGACGGATCCCGTCCGAACATCCTTGCCGTGGTCGAATTGGATCAGCGGCTTGCGCTCGTTCAGGGTCTTCTTGAAAGCGCCCGGAGCGATCGTCTCGTTGAAAGTGCCCTCATACGGACTCGAGATCCTGGTCGGCTGGCCGAAAACGGCCGCATACCCGTCCAGGGTGTACCCGTCTCCGCCTTCCGCCGCGCGGAATTCCACACTGCGGATGACAGAAGTCGGGAGATGGTTCGGCATCGCTGCCTCCTTACTGTGTGTCGTCCGTCGGGGTGGGCGGCTGCTGGCTCTTGCCCTTGTCCGTCGAGTCCGGCGTGTTCGCGTCCTTGCCGTTAGGCGAAGGCGTGTTGGCGGTTCCCGTACCCGGACTGGCCGGATCGGCGCCCGGGGATGCCCCCGGAGCCTGCGGAGCTGTGAGAGTCCCCGGAGGTACCAGCTGCACCGAGTAGAACCCCGTGTGCTCGAGCAGGTTCCAGTCCTCCATGAGCATCGCCTCGACAACCGAGTCGGGTGTGAAACCCGCCTGAATGCCGGCGACCATGGTAGACATCTCAGTCTGCTTGATCGCCGCCACGTCGGCGCGGTCATCCCTGAGGAAGGGAATCCCGCGATCGTCGTACCAGAGCCTCGCATTCGTGAGCTCGGGAACCACCACGGACAGTGCGGCGGCCGCCGAAGCCCACAGGCCTCGCATGTGGCCGTCGATCAGCAGCGACTTCGACGTCTTGTAGTTGTCGGAGTTCAGCGCGGTGCCACGGATCATGACCTCGGCGACACCGATCAGGGTCGGATGGATGCCGGCGGCCATGGCGATCCGGGTCTCGCCGTGACCGGCGATCTTCGAGAAGTCCATCTGCTGCAGGTCCGAACCGACGACCTTGACATTCGCGCCGCCGCCCAGGTACATCGTCTTGTGGGCGTTAGCCACTCCGGCAGAGCCCTTGTTGACCCTTTCCATGAACGCCTCGAACTGCTTGTTCGTGACACGCTCGGACAGGGAGATCGCCAGGGCCGGCGTGGCGGCATTCTCGAAGAACTTCTGCTTGTGCGTGGCGATGGCCTTGTCCGACATCACCTCGACTAGAACCGACTGCAGCCAAGACATGCCACGGTACTGGGTCAGCGGATCCGGGATGGGTGCCCAGTGGACTACGGGACCGTTGGACCCATCGACCGGAAAATACTCCCACTTCTCCGGGTCCGGATCGTTGCCCGGCTTGTATACGTAACCGACGATGTCGCAGTCAAGCGACTCGTTCGGCGGCTTGTTGAGCAGGATCTCCACCCAGTCTGGCCGCATGCGGCGCAGTCGGAACGGCTTCTTCGCTGAGCCGGTGCCTTCGCGCACGGCGAAGAAGTTGCCGCCCATATCGACATCCTGCAGCATGCGGTTGAGCAGCTCCGGCGTCGTACCGGTCGCGCCCCAAGGATGCTCCAGCAATTCGAGCTCCGGCTTGCCGAAAAGCTTGCCGCCGCGACCGTTCCCCATCTTCTGGTACTGGAAGCGAGCCTGCGAGAACACTGCGGCGCGCACCATGACGCACGCGTAGACGACGCCCGACTTCTTGTAGGCGTTCTGGACGAAGTTCGCGAAGTCGGTGTCCGACTCCTTGTCCGACTGGCCGTCCAGGCCGTTCTGGATGATCGGGTACGAGTTGCCGGCGAAGTTGAACCACTGCAAAGCCCAATCATTTTGATTCATGCGAGCAGTCGTGTCGCTGCCATCCCTGCTGCGCACAAACGGCAGTGTCCTGATGAAGCTACTCAAGGTTCACCTCCTTCTCGACTATGCGCACCTCGGGATCCTTCTGATCCACGATCAGCGAGTACAGCAGTACCACGGAGCCCGGTGTCAAGAGGCCGATCCATCCGAACTTCCAGGTAAGCGCAGCGGTCACCAAAGTGATTCCGAGGAGGAGCAGCGCGAAAGCCTGTCGTTGTGTCATGTCGTCCTCTCTAGACGTAGGCGACCCACGGGTCGGCCGCCTGCTCAGAGTAGATGTGCTCCTTGTAACCCCAGGCCGCCAGTGTCGCGGCTTTCAAGGGCGTGATGTCGGCGCTCGAACTGTGCGTCGCCCAGGCGTACTGTTCGGCGAGTTTACGTTCGCCGACATTCGCCACCGCCGAATCCAGGCACGCCTGGCCGGTGTGGTAGATGATGCGCGGTTCGCCCTTCGCGGGCTTCACTCCGGACTTGTACTCGCCGCACGCGTTCGCGTACTCGCGGCTGTTCAAAGTCACCACGTTGATCCCGGCGTCCTCGAGCTGCTTGATGAGGCCGCCGGCCGGGTCTACTGTATCGATGACGACGACCGGCACTTCATGCCGGTCGCAGATCTCGATGACACGCGTGCCCAGGCCGTGCGTGCCGTTCCAGTAGTCGAGTCGATCTTCGCCGTCGCCGGTGATCTCGATGAGCACGGCTTCCTCATTGTCGATATGCTGTCCGGCGGCCGCGATGCAGGACCAGCTGCGGTCAGGGCTGATCGCGATGCCGATGCAGACGTCGCCGACCATCTCGGCTCGTTCGTCGGCAGCTCCCTGCCACGCATCTTTGGAGATGATCTTCCAGGCTTCGCCTTTCATCGGGTAATCCCCGACGCACAGGCATTCGCGCAGGAACTCGTCCCACGGGATCGCCCCGTCGTGCTCTTCCTGGAGGAAGCCGGTGTCGATACGGATGTCCTGGCCGGGGTTGGCCTTCGCCCACGTCTCCGGCAGGTGCGGATTGTCGTGCTCTTCGCACTCGAACTCAGCCGAGTCCTGAGGACAGCTGGGACCGCACCAGTCGATCGACCATTCGGCGAAGAACATGCGCTTGCCTTTGCCCTTCTGGGCGTTCTCGCGCATCTCGGCCTGCACTTCGCAGTTCGAGTTCTTCTGATCGCCGGCCGAACCGGTCAGGTACGCCTGCGCGTTCGGCATCGCCGACAGCGTCGGGAAGATGTCGCCCATGAGCTGTCCCGACAGGTCCATGCACTCGTCGAGCGCCAGGAAGTCGCACGAGTAGCCTCGCGCTCCGCCCTTAGCCCTCGTGCGGAACTCGAGGGTCTGGCCGGTGCGCAGCGTAATCGCTTCGAGACCGTGGCTTTTGATGAAACTGCGGCCGTTCGGCTTCAACAGCTTGTTGAAGATCGTCGTGCGCTCCATCAGCTCCCTCATGCGCACGTAATGCTTCTGCGACGTGTCGAAACGGTGAGCTGAGTGGATCAGCGTCTTCTCGCCGAACAGGAACAGGCCGGCCAGTTCGCGTGCCTCCAGGAGACTCCCTTTGCCGTTCTGCCGGGCCACCGTGATACCGTTGCGCAGATACTGCCACTTGTACTCGGTCTTCCCGGTGAACTGATTCACATAGGAACGCCCCGGGTCCACCGAGCAGGCGTTCAGCATCAGCCATTGCTGCCAGTCGTCGAGTTCCAGGCCAGCCTTGTACGCCAGGTCGATCGCCATCTGGCCGTAGTCGCCGATGATCGGCTGCGGAGCATGCAGTATGCGCGGGCGCTGAGCTCCCGTCATGACACGCCGCGTATCTGCGCGACACTCGCGAGCCTGGGACGGTTCTGAATCACCGAAAGCGGATCATCCTCGTCCACCTGAGCCTTGAT